AGCTTGCCCGGGCCTGCGACGTCGCCGCTGCGCTCCTCCTGTCCAGACATGCCACCGATGTTTGGCAAAAGGCAGTAACTGATCAGGCGGAAAAGATTGACAAGGAAAATCTCTACCCTGTACTAGACGTGGATGGCTTTACCACACTCCTTGATAGCTACCCACTGGCGGAAGCGGTTGAACTGTCAAAGGTCTACAAGTTCCTCCCGGTTCCGGACTTTGATTTCCTAACCTTGTTCAACAAGCAGCGAGAAAAGCATGAGCAAACAAATCCTTGCTTCGGTGAAAATGACATCGGTCTAGACGTAGATGATTTCAAGCTGTACCAACGACACCAACTCATCATCACATACTTTGCTCGGCACAGATCTTGCCCGGGGAGTATTAGGACTGGAATCGCAGAAAGGCCTTGGCACACATTCTACCCCTTTGGAGATCCAGGTGGCATTCCGTACACAGAAACAGGAGACATTGAATTCACCACAAAGTTTCAGTACGAGAAAGTAGGAGTTGGGCACAACCCATACATTAAGGATAAGGCATTGGCACCGAACTTCCCCTCTCAAATAGTGGATGAACCAGACCTACGGGATCGAAACCCAGCAGACACGAGTTACCTCCTACATTACCTGCTTAGTAGCGAACTTGCAACACCCCAAGCGGTTGCGGAGGGAATGTCCCAGGAAGAATTTGAAGTCGGCCACACTACAGAACCGAAAGGCGAAACTAAGAAGGGACTGACACCACGCAACTTCTATCTCAATAACTACCCTGGTAGGATCTTAGTGTCCGAGTTGGACAACAATATTGCCGAGTATGTTCGGTTCAAGCCTGGGTCTTTCACTGGGCTCAGCAGGGCAGATGCGTTCAACAAGTTCCAGGACATCTCAGGAACCGAGCTTGAAAAGGCAACATCCACCTATGTGTATGTGTCGTTTGACATTGCAGCCTGGTCTCCGAAACAAAACCCAGCGATGAGGCGTCTCCAACTAGAGAAGTGGGCCGAGGCCTTCGGGGTGCCGTACTTGACAGAGGTCGACCGGCAGTTCACTGGGGCTGATGTTCATTATATCCATAAGGGGATTCACCAGCAGTACACAATTAATGGGAACGACCTTGAGGGATATGTCGGACGGCTCAACACTGACCTGCACATTGACGTGATGGGGTATGCAGTCAGAAAGCTACGGGAATCTGGCTTGATTCAGTCGGGTGCAAAGCTTGCTGTGCAGATTGATGATGGCCTGTGTGTTCTTCGATTTCAACCAGACACCCCGAACGCAGATATTATCACTGCTGTAACTTTCATTGAAAAGGTTTACCGTTGGGCAAGTTTTGAGATCTCCTGGGACAAAACCTACGTGTCTCGAAAGCTCCGGGTATTCTTAAATGAGCTAGACTATGACAAGGTGAGGATTACTCCAGGCGTCAAGGCATTCCTCCGCATCAGGCGGGAACACAGCGGTGGGATCCGCTGTTTTCTCCGAGAGGCAAATAAGGCCGCGGGAATGGTGACCGGTGCAATCGAGTCTGGATGTGCACCTGTGCTTGCCTGGCTAAAGTATGCGGTGGAGGTTGGGAAGGTAATTCTAGATTGGTCTAGGAAGATCACTACCAAACTCACACCGGAAGAGGCTGCACTTTGGTCTTTCGTCCCAGTATCACATGCCGGTGCCGGATGTTTGGCAATGTTGCATTACGCATCAAACACCACTGAAGATGCAACAGCTGCTGGGCTATCAATTCTTAAGGCAATTGCCACCTACGATCATTACACCAGAGCCCCGATAAACAAATTCCTTAACCAACCAATTCAAGGCAGATCTCCTCTATCAACACTTCGGGACCCAATGAAGTTTAGGGTAGAAGGTGCTACAATGTCGGATATGCTAGAGATGACATATGCAAAAGATGCACTCCGTGACAAGGTCGTGAACCCTGTGGTGCAAGAAGCTATGTTATTTTCTGAGCAATTAACCATCGACATCCAAACATCTCCTCTCCCTAGTCCAGTTGGCACGAAAGGCAAGGCAATTCAGCTTGCTTATGAGGCATCAGCATTGGCAACTGTGGATGGCATCCTCATGAAGTTCGCAAGGAGTAGCACAATTATCAAGCTTATTGGATCGAGAAGGTCGATGGCAGTATTCCTACAGTATCGAGGCCAGTTTCGACGTAGTTATAGCAATGCAGCAATGTTATTAAGGGAATGAGTTGGATAGTTTGGGCAGCCCAGAAGCGGGATCAAAACTGCCCTTAAATTTGACTCTTCATCAATTTGTTTTATGAAAACTAACACGGAGAGAAAACTAATGATGAACAGGAAGAAATAAAAATAAAAATACCTTAAATTTCAGTACGGATAACTAATACACATCTTGTAGTATTTTGTTATAC